ATTTAAAGTGTTATTAATTGCTTTAAAATAATCACCTGTATTATAACATACTTCATCTAAATTATTAGAATGTATTATATATACATAATTTTCTTGTTTAAAGTGTAAAACAAAATTATAACTAGAACATTGTGTAAATAAAAATATTTTTTTATTATTTACAAACTCATTAAATATTTTTTCTAAATCATTATATTGAATATTTTTATCTGTAAACTTCAAAGAACCTTTATATTTTATATTTGATGAATCACTATAACCATGACCATCAAATACAAATATTATAGGTGAATCTTTATGTTTTCTAATGAAATTTTGAATATCTTCTATATATGTATCATTATTAAAAAGTATTTTATTAATATATGTAGGTATTGTTTGATTAGCTTTATTTCCAGCTTTTTGATGTTGGCATTTATTATTAATTAAAATTGTTTTATCATATATTAATAATAATTTATCGTTCAATTTAATATCATCATATTTTAATATTTTTTTATAAAAATCAATTTGATATAAAAAAGTACATATATAGCTATCTTTTAATTCAGTATTTGTTTCTTCTCCTATCAAATATATAATAATTGTTTCTTTTAAATCATTATCATCTCCATCACCGCCTTTAGTTGAAGGGATATCTAAACTTTCTATTAATTTAGTTAAATAATATCTATGAACTTTATCAATATCACTATCTTTTGTCTTTTTTTTTGAAAACAAAAAAGACATATTCTTATTAATAAAAGGGAGACAAAAAAAATAGTTTTTTAGTCAAATTTCATATAGAAGTCATCATTATCGGAGACAATATCTGCCCAAGATTTTGTTTGGATAGGATTAATAACGATAGGTGTATCATGATTAATATCTAGAAGATTAAATTTATTGGAATTGGGGATATTGAAAAATTCTTGTTTAATAATTTTAGGTTTTTTTTCAATTTTTGTGGATTGAAATTTAAAATCATTATAAGCGTCAAGAAGTTTAATTCTTGAATTAAAGGATAGACGATGACGGAAACCGCAATTTTCGTTATGACATAATTGACCGAATTTACAATTAGCACGACGAGAGAGGGGATTAGGTTCATTTTTATCAGGATTATTAAATTTATCGAAGATATTACGGATAATTCTTCTATCTTTAATATGATAAGAATGATAGAATTTACAATCACAATCTACACAGATACAATTAAGATTACAGACGGACATAAAAGAGTAAAATAAAAGAAAAATCATTTTTTTATTGTGATTGAATAAAAATAATTAAAATAAATAATGAAGGATATAAATTATGTATTTATAATAGATTTAGATGGAACAATAATAGGAGATTGTATATATCAATCGGAGTTATTTAAGATATATTTAATATTAAAGAAATTGGGAATAAATATAAAGATAAATGAGATATTAGAGCCATGTTATAAGGAGAAATCAAGATTAATAAGACCATATTTCATGAAATTTATAAGGGAGATGAGGAATTATTTAGGTTCAGTAAGTTTTTATATATATACAGCATCTGAGAAGAGTTGGGCGGAGAGAGAGATAAGTATAATAGAGAGGAGTTTAGAGATAAAATTTAATAGACCGATATTTACAAGGAATGATTGTATAAGGGTGGAGGATAATATAAATAATAGGATAGATTATAAGAAGTCGTTAGAATTAATAAGGAAGAAGATAAAGGTAAAGAATCCGGAGATATTAATAATAGATGATAAGGATGTGTATATAGATAATAATGATAAATTGATAAGATGTTCATTATATAATTATAAATTTTTTTGTAATTATTGGGATAATATGCCAGAATTATGTAGGATAAAGAATAAGGTATTTTTAGGATATTTGGAGACATTAATAGAGAATAATCGTTTAAATCCGATAAGTAGGATAACGACGATGAAGACGAAAATAAAATATTATAAATGGTTAGCGAATAGATGTGAGACTATAAATAGATGTAATAGGAAATATAAGAATGATAGATTTTGGGAAATCTTAACAAAAACAATAGTAGAGAATAAGATAATAACATTTAATAATATAAGTATAAGATTTATAGAGAATTCATTAAAATTGTGATGAATTGTCGATGGTAGTTTGTTGTTGTGGTTGTTGATAATCATATTTAGGAGGAGAGTTCCATTTGAGACAATAATCATTATTGAAGATATAGAAAAGCCAATAGAAAGGTCCCATAGTGGTAGCGATAATATAACCTAAGAATTTATCGCTAACGGAGCCTTTATAGAAGATACAAATGATGGACATAAGGATACCGGCGATAACCCAAATGAGAAGGAAGATAAGCCAGAAGAAGATAAGTAAAATATTGGTGGGATTGCTGGAGTTATTGGAGTTATTATCGATATAGAAGGTTTCATATTTTTTATTATTGTTATTAAAAAAATTAAAAAAAGTCATAATCTAATAAATAGTATTAAAAAAAATTAGGATTTAATAAAATCAATATAAATATCATTAAGGAAGCAACATTTATTAAATTTTCTAGCAAATAGAGTTCCATAACTTCTTAATAATCCCATAAGTTCTTGATTAGAGATGAAATCATAATTTTTAAGTCCATTATTAGAAGGAAAAGGGTAGTCCATACCTTCCCAATTGGTGAATGTAGTAGCATTTAGAGCGAGATTAGGGGTAGTGATTAATTCATGTTGAAGATTATGATAAAAGAGGGATGTTATATAGGCATGTTCATCAGCACCATAACAATCATTAAACCATTTAAGATAGAAAGGTTCATTAATAAGGACATTAGCATGTTTTTTATTAAGGATACACCAAGTGGAAGCTTTTTGAATAAATTTTTTATCGATAAATTGTAATGTGGAGTTAGTGCGTGGGAAACATTGTTCTTGTGGTGCGATATTAAAATAGGAGAATTGTGGATTAAGGAAATCATAAATATAATTGAAGGGTTTAACAGGGATACAAGAGTTTGAAAGTAGTATAAAGTGAGAGTTAAGTGGATCATTAAGGGCATGAGTAATTAATTGATTAAATGCGTGAACGATGGTGATATGTGATTGATATGAGGTAGGAACGATATTATTAATTTTATGATGATTAAAGAATTGAAGTGGATAATTATATTTTTGGTGTATATAGATATTATATTTATTTTTGTCAATATTAGCGAAGAATTTATGCCAAATATGTTCAAAATTGATTTCATCATAAATTAGGAAAAGGAATGCTAATTTTTTCATAATAATAAAAATAATAAATTATCTTTAATTAGATTAATTTAAATTCGAAATAATAGATAACCATAAGGAATGCGTCGGAAATATCATCTTTTTTTTTGAAAGAATTAAAAATATCAATAAAGGATTGATTAAAATATTTATTATGGAGTAAAAGATTGGTAAGTTCAATAGCTTCTTGTTTATTTTTTTTATAATCACAATTAGGTAAATGATTTTGAATTAAATTTAATTTATGTTTAGGAGATAGATAGATAGTTTGAATAATAGCGGAATGAAATTTGGCAATCATTTTAAAATAGGTATTAATAGTAGTTTGAATACATTTCATAATAGAGGTCATTTGACATTCGATAAGAACAATTAAATTAGAAAAATTGGTATGAACTTCTGAATCCATAAGATTATCTAGGAAATCGATAGTAGTTTCAATAATTAATTGTGAATTAGCATTTTTTTTAAGATTAAGGTCAATTTTATTTAATTTAATTAAATCAATAGTATTATTAGATACGGAAGCATAACAATAAGCCATATTACGTAGACCGATATCGAAAGATAATAAATGTGTTGTCATATATTAACAATTAATATAAATTGTCTTTACATCACTTAAGATTGGATTATTAGGTGTAGAAATTCTATAATGTATATGTTTATCTAAGGTATTATGAAAGGGAGGTACTTTATATTGATTAGGGCAATTAAGATGAAGAATAGCTTTATGATTATTAACGATGGCGACACCAGAATTTTTAAAATCATTATAAGCGTCATATGGATTATTAAAGATTTTATTTTTATCATCAAGGATAGGATTAGAAGCCCAATAAATAATTTTAGTACCATTAGGATAATTTAGATCGAGTTCAAATTTAAAATTAGAATTGGGTGGATATAATTCATTAGGTATAAGGGAAGGTGGATAAGCGGAAACATTAAGGAAAGGTAGGAAAAGATTTTTAAGTAAAGGAGAAAAGATAAGATTGATAAGAATAAATAGAAGGGCGAGTGAAGAGATAAATTTATAAAATAGGGGTGTAGTATCAATAAAATAAATATAGATAATATTAGAGAAGAAAAATAGAAGAATAATAAATATAATAATAGAGTGATACATAATCTTACTAATATAATTGAAAATTAAATTTGTTGTAAAAATTGAATAATATGAGGGATAGTTTTAAAAGTGATATTATTAGATTTATTAGTATTAGAACAATATTTATTGATAGCATTATATAAATCATTAACTAAAGTTTTAGTATCATCCATATCATTATTAATAATAAGATTATTTTTTTGAATAAAAAGATTGAGAGTATCGGATTTAATAGAATTATCATTATAAAGATTTTTAATATCATCAAAAGAGATTGAATGATATTTATGGAAATTATAATGAATAATTTGAGTGAAATAATTAAATTTTTCAGTTTCTTCAATTTCATTTTTCAGGTCATTTTCATTAATATGTGGTATATCATTATCAATTACGATTTGAAGTAATTTAGATTTATTAATTTTAAAGATACCTTCACATTCAATACCTTTTTTAAGATAAAAGAAACGGATATCATTAATAAGTGCTTTTTTAGATAAATTAAGATTAGTCATAAAATAATTGTGTGTCAATAAATAAATAATAAATTATCCTTAAATAAAAATAAATGAATGATGAGATAATTGTATTAGAGGAGAGGGTAAGAAAATTAGGTATGGATGTATCAGTATCATTAGAATCGAGTGAGATGACATGTAGGATAATGAGGGATTATTATAAGGATTTAATGATAGCATTAAAGATAATACAGAAACAGAAGATGGAATTATTAGAATTGGAGATAAAATTACATGATGCTAAAAAGGAGATATTAGTGAAAGATATAATAAGATTTTGTAATAATTAGTAGACCAATAGATAAAGAAATACTGGATAAAATAAGAAGATTAACTTTTCTTTCAAGATTTTTATTTTTTTGTTCTAAATCTTTAATACCTTCAATAAATAATCCTGCCATATTAGTATATAATAATCTTAATTTACCATCATGTTTGATATCAATAAGTTCAGGCATAACATTTTGAACTTCTTGTGCGATAAGACCGGTATATCTTCTATTAGGTTCATCATCATACATATCATTTCTTTTAAATGTATAACCATTAATTTTTCTAATAATATCGAGAGAATTGGTGATATGTTTAATATCATATTTATGTGAGATATCAGAATCTGTATTAATATCGATAGTAGCATAAATTTTACCGACAACAATTAAATTATTATCATTAATTTTAGAGGTTAAAGAAGAAGATTGAATATTATCAGTACCGATAAGACATTTACCAGCTACTTGTAAAGCTAAACCGACATCATTTCTAGTAAAAATGGATTGATCACCTATTTTATGATAAAATCTGGTAGTAATTAGGTCAGCAGGATTAGACCAATTTAAAGAGATAGTTTTATCAGTAGAATTAAAATTATTGATACATAAAACATTAGGATAATTAGCAGTAGATGGAGGTAAGATGAGACTATAATTAGCATTATTTAAATTAGTGGGTGGTCTAATATTAATAAAATTGTTATTAGTACCATAAAAACTCAAACCATTATTAATACCATAAATACTTAATCCATTAAAAGAATGATTAGTATTAATATAAGAGCCGATACCGATTCTGCCATCACTATTCATAGATAAAACGACTCTTTCATTTTCGATATTATTATGAGTTAATTTGATAGTATAAGTAGTATTGCTGGAGAACCAATCATTAAGATAATGTGTAGCTCTAATACCAGTATTATTATTGGAGGGTCTAGTGAGATGGATAATAGGTTTTTCTATATTATTAGTGGTTAAAGAGTTATGATTAATATTAAGTATACTTTCAGTATTATTATTAAAGACGAGATCATTACCGATACTTAGATTAACAGCGGGATTAAAATTATTAATACCGATATTAGTATTACCAAGAAGGATAGGATTATTTGTATAATTAACATTAAAATTAGAATAGTTATATGTATTATTATTAGGCATATAACCAAAGAATTCGATAGAATTAGTGATACATGCGTTAGGTATATTAACGGAAGTATTATTATTAGCTAAAATACAAAGAGCATATCTATTATAAATAGCGTAATTATTTTTATTAATGAAGAAATTATTGGCAATCATATTATTATTAAGAACAATGTTTCTTTGAGTATCAAGAAGAGTCCAAGTGGAAGTAAAATTATTATATCCGAAGAGATTAAAATCTCTCATAGTAGTTTTAACATCAGTATAATTGACATAAATAGAATAGAATTGAAGAATAAAAGGTTGATAAATATTAATAACAACATAGGCACCACATAAAGTAAATTTATTAAAATTATCATCATAAACATTTTTACTAATAGCAGTTTTAGCATCACTTCTATAATCAAGGAAAACGGATTGAGTTTGCCAATTTTGTATAGCAGATTTTCTCATTAAATTATGAGCTTGTTTACTAACATCACTACCGATATCATCATTAGGATTAACTTCAAGAGTAATAGTTAAACCGGATAAAAGAGATACATCATATCTTTTAATACCACTAGTAAAATTATCAATAGATGTAAGAACTCTATCATTATTATTAGTAGGAATTCTCATAATAGTTCTAATGACATCATCACCGATAATTCTAGAATTCATAGTAAGACGATTAAGATTATTACTAGAGATATTTAAGGAGCCAATATAAAGATTACTATTAAGACTGAGACTATCACTATTAAGATTAAGATTAATTCTAGTATGATTATAAGAATTAAGTTGATTAAAATTATATAAATTGAGTAAATTGGTGAGTGAATTAATATTAATTGTAGAAGTATTTTTAAGTTCAAGATTATTATTGATATAAAGGAGTGAATTTGGGATATTATTAATAGAATTGAGATTATTAAGGATAGATTTATTGATAAAGAAGGGTTCAAAAATACCATTATTAGTGATTAAAGTCATAGAATTAGTTGAAGAGAGGAAATTGATATTAGATAATAAATTTCTGGAGACATTAATAGAAGTTATAATACCACTATTATCAAAACAAGCAATTTTATTTTGATTAAGAGAGTAATTATTAAGATTACTTAAAGCGATAAAATTGATACCTGTATCAATTAAGTTTCTATTAGAATTGAGAATAAGAATATTATTACTTTTAATATTAATATTAGAGAGAATAAGATTATTGGTGATAGTTAAATTATTAATAACATTAGAGGAGGAGAAGGTAATTTGTTTATTAAGATTATTGGTAGTGATATTAATACCTTTAATAAAATTGGTAATAGATAAGGTTTCAATAGTTGAAGGAGGTATAAAAATAATTTCATCACTAGAATGAATTTCATCAAAATATATATGATTAGTGAATAAATCTCTAATACCGGTAATTTGTTGACTAAATGTAATATCAAGAGAATCATTATATTTCATATAAAGTCTAATGACAGGTTCAATACCGAAATCGATGATATAAACGATATCAACAATTCTTTGAATGGCATTAGTATCATCAAAAGAGGTATCCCAATATAATTTAAATGAATTAATTTGATTATTATTGGTATTAATATCAATATATGAATAGGTATAGATATTAATAAATTGGAAATAATATTTGGTGATATCATTTAAATAGATTGCTAGATGGAAGAAATGTTTATTAGTTAATGATTTAAGATTAATTTTTCCGATAAATATATAGGAGGAATTATAACTATTACCGATAGTTGAAATAATAAGTTTAGTATTAAGAGTTCTATTAATATAGGAGATATCACCAGCGATTTCAAGGAAATTACTAGTATAACTTTTATTGATAGCGATTCTTTTAGCAATAGAATTATCTAAATAGCCAGTTAGATTACTTGCTTTCCAAAAAATAGCGAATTCATTTCTAAATGCGGAGATAGCGGAACCGATAGCGGCTGAATTAAGTTCTTGAAGAGAGCTAATAGGGATATCATTAAGAACGATTTGTTTAGTATTAATAGTTTCTAAATTATAGATATTATTATTGGAAACTTTAAGATTATTATCGATATTAAGGATGGGTTTAGTAGTAATTTTAAGTTCATATAATATAAAAGATTGATAACCACTAACACTAATATTTTGTTTAATTTTAGTAATAACGAGGACGATATATTTATATAGAGTAGTATTATAATTAAAAGAGAATTTAGTGGTTGATAAATTATTATTAACGACAAATAATTTAACCCAATTAATATCATCTTTAGAGGCATAGAAGACATAATCAAGAGGATTATAATAATTATCACTTACTAAAACAGAAAAACCGATAGGTATAATAAGATAAGGGAATCTAATTTTAATATAATGACCGAAACTATCTTGAAATTTATGAGAGATTAAATCAGTTCTAGCCATACCATCGATAGAACTATAAACATTTTCCGATTGCCAATAAGTACCATCATTAAGATCGAAACATCTAGAACTTTCGAAACCGGTAATAGCGGAAGGTTCAGTAATAACATAATCATTAATAGGAGTATATTCATTAGGGAAGAATGTTAAAGAATTATTTTTAATAAAAATGCTATCAATATTTTTAACATTAAGAAAATTATTAGAATATCTTAGACCTAAATCATCATTATTATTAGCATTAACAATTTTATAATGATTATTAGATAATCCGGAGATAAAGATATTAGAATTAATATTAGAGAATTGAATATAACTTTGATTAAAAACACTATCAAATTTAGCTAAAATAATATTACTATCATTATCAGTTTTAAGATTTAATAAAACCATCTTATTAGATAGATTTAAAAAAATAAGAATTAATTATCACCAACGACAGACATTTTTTCTTTATGTTCTTGCCATCTTTTAGCGGCAATTTTCATATAATCTTTAGGATCAACATTTTCTAGTCCTTCAACTTTAATTTTATTAATTTCATCTTTGATAAAAATATTATAGGAACTAGGTGTTTTTTTAACATTATTTTTTTTAACCTTTTTATTACCATAAACTTCTTTATAAGAATCTTCAACTAATTTTTGAAATTCTTTTAATGACATATCATTATCACTTACCTTATTCTTAAGATTATCAATTACTTGTAGATTTTTAGAAGCCATTTATTTTTAATAATTAATTGGGGCTTATGTTTATATCCTTTTTAATTGAAAAAAAATGATTTAA